CTTACAGAAGACATCCTTACAGAAGACATCCTTACAGAAGACATCCTTACAGAAGACATCCTTACAGAAGACATCCTTACAGAAGACATCCTTACAGAAGACATCCTTACAGAAGACATCCTTACAGAAGACACGCGAGGGGAATTACCCAACCCCTCTATAGAACGGCCTTTAAACGCCCATATAATGATTATTAAATCTGAGGGATAATAATTAGAGGTTGGGAGGGGGCTGAAACCCTCCCTATGTCTATCCTGCATTGCCTCCCCCCGACGGTAGGATCATGGGCGATCATTAGGAATTTGAGTATAGAAGGATACATCTACAGTTCACACACTCCGAGGCGGGACCATCCCCTGGGAACATTATCCCTCCCGAGAAGGGTTCGTTTAGGTGTCTTTTCTCTCCATCTCGTTTTTTGTGAGATTTCCGGGAGGCTCCATCGGATACGCAACACCAAATTTTGTATTTGTAACGGCCTTTTCCGAGCTCGTTTTCGAGCTTAGAACCGTTAAGAGCTATGATTCGCTCCGTTCTTATGATCCGCTTTATTCGAGCTGGAGAGCATATGTACGAGTTCTTCAGTTTGCGAGCTGCCTCTTTTGCCTCTATCGGCCAGTTTTGAAGCACAAATTTCTTTATAAATCGCATGTCGCTGTCGGTCATCTGACCGACTAACCGGTTCATGCCATGAGCTCTAAAGTATTTCCTGGCCGATTCATGAGGAAGCTCATCGATTAGTAGAGGCCAGAATCGAGCGTTCTTTTTAGCTAGCAGCCTTCGAGCTGGCTTCTCGAAAGTCGCAAGGGTGACGAAGTAGTTAGGGCCTAGTCGTGAAGCTTCGGCTCGAAGATCGAAATAACCGGTCCTTCTCATCAAAGAGATGATAGGAGCCACCACCGAGGCCAGAACCTCCAACCCCTCGTCTTCGATCATACTATTCTACCTATCCGAGGCCGAACCATTCTAAGGCCCTCTTGTGAGTCTTTACGGAGCGATTCCAGTTTAGCCGAAGTATCTCGAACCCTCGTATCTTGAGTTGGAGTGAACCTCCCTTTTTGATAAGATCCTTCGACCCGGTGACGGATCCTATCGGCGTAAGACCTGTAAGAATAGAAGGCAGCCAGCGAAAGGATAGCGTCATCTTTCAGAGCCTCGGACACATCAGACCGGGCCACAGCGTCGACTTTAGTTTGAGCTCTGGAGAGGTTTAGCTCGAATACGTCATCGGCTAGATCGCCTTCCTCTTGGATGTTTATGGCCGTCCTAACCTGGGAGATGGTTACCGTCATCGAGGATCCTCCATAAAAATAGACGGTAGAGCCTACAGAGAGTAGGCCTCTATGGTTCCCGCGATTGTGGCGCCTGCGATGTCGATATGGAGCGTACCATCAGACTGAACGAACCGGGCCGTCTCGATAGGTCCTAAAACCACTTCTGCAGCACCCCCCTCGCACTCATAGGCCAAATCACCTAGAGCCCTTCTGAAAGCTGGTTCTGAGGTTCCCGCTTTGATGGTGATACTATCCTCTTCTGTGGCTGCACTGATATGGAAAACCAGAACCACCTTCTCAAAGTCAGACCCGGCGGCTATGACGTGATCGCTTCCTTTGTCGATTGCATCGGCGGTTTTAGCTTCGACGAAGGCTCCTGAGAGTTCATTAACGATAATTTCAGATCGTACCATTATCAACCACCTCAGGACTTGTTACAGGTTAAGACGCAAAGCGCAGCCGGATCAATGACCTTAGCACCATAGCAATGCAAGCCCCTGAGTGCATCGGCGAAGTATTTCTCAGGCCTATAAGCCTCGGTCTCGTTCACGCTATCGGCAAAGGTGCACGCTCTAGAAGTCCCGGCGAGGATCTTATAGAGAGTCCCATCAGTGTTAGGTACGTTGTTGGACTGCAGAAGGTCAAAGCCGTATAGCCTGCCTAACTGACCGTTTTTCATAACCCCCTCAATTGCAGACCAAGCCGGGTTAGTAACGCTAGAATCTTTCATGAGCTTGACCGTTAACCACGGTGGAAGGATCAGGAACCTACCTTCAGAAGGCACGTTAGCTTCGTCTAGGGCTTGTTTCACGGCTAAGAACTCATCGGTTACGTCGTCAGTTTCTCCGTCAAAGGTCTTCGGGCTGTCATCAGAGCCCACAGCGTTACCGGCTTGGGCGGCCATGATTCCAGCGATATGTTGATCGGCTAGATCTGAGAGCTGATAACCCGCGTCTTGGGTGGCGCTCTGCATAAGGGCTACATTCATTTGGGCCTTATCGATGTCCTCGACCCTGAAATTAAAGCTCTTGCTTTGAGTGATGTTCAGGACGGTTTGGGCGTCGTCTAACTCTTCAGGATCGCCTAAGCCGGTGGACTTGTCATAATTGTCTATGGTTATAGGGCCGTGGCTGGTAATCCTTACAGTGTCCCCCTTACTCTTGATTTCGCCTTCGTAATCACGGTTGATAACTCCAGTTTGACCGTAAACTAGGGCTTTCTGGAGGCTCTGGAATATTTGAGCGCTCCAAATCTCGCCTATAAAATTTGTTATTGCCATTTTCTAACCCCCGGCTCATATTTTACTGAGTGAGCCATCTTTCAACTGTTGCGAGATCTGATCCCAGTTTTCAGTTATCTCGGAGGAGGACATGGATTTGATATCGGCCCTTGTGAACGGTTTCGTCGTATCCTGAGGCGGGTTAGTTCTCGAACCCACAGAAGGACCCGGCCCTAAGCTTTCGGATAGCGTTTTGGCGTCCGTCTCCAGCTCCTCTTTAGATTCCCCCTGGAGACGTTCGGCCATGGCTTCTGGAAGGTTGTGAGCCTTCGCCACCTCGATTTTAAGGGCTTTCCTCAGACTATCCTTATTCTCATCAAGCTTCGTTTTGAGCTTTTCATTTTCTGCTTTTGCAGCGTCTAGATCGGCCTTAATTTGGTCATAATCGGCGTATTTCGCCTTCTCTTTGGCCAACCTTTCCCCAACAATCCGATCTACATCGGCTTGGGTGAATTTCTTTTCATCGTCCTGGGTAATTTTAAATCCCCCCATTTCCCAAAAAACACGATCTTTACGGCGTCGTTTATCCTAATTGTATAATTAATTCGTCTCTATTATAAATAGTTTATCACAAAAAGGACAAATATTTGTATTAGCATCGCATTGTATAAGTAATAGTAATCATAGTAATCATAGTAATCATAGTAGTATAGATGCAGAAAAGTGAGAGGTGTGTAGATAAATGGCAAAACCACTGCGATTGGGCTATAAAATGACCTTAGAAGAGTCAAAAGCTTTCGCGGAAATTGACCGTGGGTATGTGGTTACTCAGCGGCAGAAAGATCTAGTCAGGAATGCCAAAAAATCCTGCAGCACGCACCCAATTAAATTTTAATGGCATTCCCTATCAAAGATTTAAAGATAGAAGCCCTTAGTGAGTCGCATGCTTCTGCGCTCAATAGTTTTACTTGTGGCACCTCCGCAGATTTAGATGATTTTATACAAAATGATGCTATATATGAGCAAGGACGACGATTAAATAGAACGTTCTTATTCTTTTATAAAAAAACACTTATTGGTTATGTCTCTTTAACCTCCGACCTTACAAACAAGGTGCGTTTCTATAAAGCCGATCTTGTGCAGAAAAAGGACAGTGATAGTCCTGTTTACACATCCTTCCCATGTGTTTTAATTGGAAGATTAGCAGTTAAAGATGGTTATCATCGCAAGGGAATCGGAGAGTTCATAGTAACAAGAGCAATAGGAATTGTGTTGGAGAATGTTTCAAAATTTATCGGCGTTAGGTTTGTCACAGTCGATCCAATAAACGAAGACGCGCGAAAATTCTATAAAAATAAATGCGGTTTTGTTGATATGATTGGTGTCAAAGTTGACGAGGAACCTGGTAGGATGTATATTAACCTGGAGAAAATCTGTGGAAATATGGGGCAGTAGACGATTCGTCTTTTGTCTTAAAGGCCACGTGTACATTATATAACATCGCCCGGATTAAATATCACTTAAAGTTAAATTACCGACAAAGCCTCATCGTTTCGCTCTTCTTTGATCGCTTCAAGTTCGGTGTCTAGGTCTGTCTCTGTGGCGTCCTCATCTAACCGGGCCAAAGCACCCCTAGTCGAAGTGAGGTTTGCCGTTTTACGTGTGGCTTCCACTTGTGCATTTTCGAGCGGATCCT